CGATATTGTACATTTCAGTGACTAGTTGCTTATTGATTGCGATTTTGTTAGTTTTGTGCTTTGAAAAAAATAAATACTTTTTCATACCTCAGCGATCTTGGGACGGAGAATCCACACGATTGTGTATTCTTGCTAATTACAAGGATGGAGACGGAGAAAGCTGCCCCCGGCATAAAGGGGTCTTTACAGGATGACAATCTTGTAGCCATTGCTCCGGGGCTACAAGAAAGAGGAACAGAATCGATCAGCGAAAAAGCAATGATAGCTGGTCAAAATATGACGAAAGTCGAAGTAACAGCCAACGGGCAGAGTGGCTGTCACCTCAAGCTGTCGAAGAAAGACAAGGAGAGGAAAGAAAGAGAAAAACGTATGCGAAAAGAGCAACGCCGTGCTGATAAGTGTGTCGCTAAGTTTGCGGTTGTGGGAAAGACCCACGAACAGTACGTTGATGAGATAATGGAAACATTATTTCCAGTTTCTGTTGATGAACAATTCGATAGAAAAAGTGAACGACAACAATTTAGTTTTCTGTTGTCAAAGTTTGAGAAGTTGTATCGTCAGTCGATATTGTTGTCGAAGAAAGGTAAGGGCCCGTGGAATTGGAGAGACAATGGGCTCGATTTTGAGATGCGTGATCACGCTGGTGGCACCGGTGAGGCGTTGAGCAAAGTGTTTGAGCACTTTGTTGGGGAATCTTTTTACCCAAGTTTCCAGTGGTTCTTGAGTCAGTATGGGCTCAATTATGTGATCGTGGAAGACATGTACTCTTGGGAGTCCCGAATGTTTGAGAAACATTTGGAAGTGTCGAATAAGTTGCGCGCGAAAGGTATTGTCGTAGGCAGCGAACAGTGGAATGCTGTCTTTTGTGAACAGTACGTGTTGGCCTCTGTGTCATCACACCAGGCGTCTGACAGTGCCTTCTGCAGAGATGTGGAAGATTATTGTTTGGAAAATGACGTACGTGAGATTAGTGCCGCTGAGGCTTATTGGTTGAGGGCTGGTTACTGCGGCCAACGAAGTGACATCGCGTGGGCAGGTGCTGTCCAAGAGTTGTGTCTCAATGTTGATGATCATTATTTTAATAGTGATCTTGAGAAGAAGATGGCGAAGGAGCTCGATGTTCTTGCAGAAGAGTACGGCAAGGCTCTATGGGGTCAACCACGGAGCGAGATCGAGCGATTGAACGCTGAAGAGATACGCAAGAAGATAGACATCGAACAAAAGTATAAGGCGATTAGGCGTGTTGTGAAGACTTGGGTACCACCGAAACCAGCGAGTGTAACCAGGTTTTACGCTAGGGAGTCTAAGAAACCTGTTGTCAGCAAGAGTAAGTTCAGTGACGAGGCGCGAGCGGCTTTCTTGAAAGACCAAGAAGAAAAACGCATCGCAATTGAAAAGGCTGTTGAAGAAGAACGTAAAGTTGCAGCCGAAATCGTTGCAAAGCGTGCCGAGAAAGAGAAGGAAAAGCGTGCGGCTGTTGTTGCAGCTACTGGTGCTAAGTTCGCTTTGGCAGATTGGCAAGTATTAGGAGCAGCAGCTGCTCTTAAGAAGGGTTTAAAACCTGGAGCACAGGCTGTTGTCGGAGGAGTGCAAAAGACGACAGTTTGCGAGAATTCAGGTGACGAACTTGACGAAGTTGCTGCCATCACCGGTAGTCGTGCTGAATCAGCTAGTGTCACGCCAAAAATTAAGACCGCCTTTGAGAAGAAGTGTGAGAAGATTGCTGAAGAATGGAAGGCATTTGTACCGTGGTATAATGAGCCGACGAAAGTTGTAGAGAAGTGTCCAACTGGTAAGGTGGCAGCTAAGTATAATCGAGAAGTCTTTGGAGCGGGGCGTAATCTTAACGTCAATTTGCTCCAAAAGTTCCTTGAAGCTATGGCGAAGAGACCGAAGTTCTGCGAACCAGATGTCGCTATGCCGTACTTTGTGAAGTTACGAATGTTTTTTGACGCGTGGGCTACAAAGTTGGAGGTTGATTGGATGGCACTTGGGGTGACGAAGGATGGTTATTTAACTACACGTGCAAGTGCCGAGAATTGTCTAAAGTCTGCGGAATATTCGCGAATTGCCGGGAATATGGAGTACTTTGTGAAGAAACTTGGCGCTCGACCGATGTATACCGCGAATCTAAACAAGTTGCGCGATGAAGGTGTTGTAGCTTACAGGTTGGTAAAAGCCAAACAAAACACCGAAGTTAAGGTTACCGACGAGAAGCCTGTTGTCGTAGTGGATGAAGTCGTGTCTCCTTGCGTTGCGTTGTCGGCTGACACGAATGAGCAAACTACCACGGGAGCGACGTCCGTAAGTGGCAAAGTTTGTGAAGTTGCAACCAAAGAGGTTGAGCCGGATGTCGACGTTAAAAAGGAGATCGTTGGAATGACAAAAAGCGTTGCGAAGAGAAGCAATAAGAAGCGTAAGAAACGTGTTCCTGCTAAAAAACAACCTAGCAGTTCTGAAAGCAGTAGCGAAAGTATTATTGATAATGAGACGGTTGTCGCAAATCTTGACGAAGCCGCCGTTAAAACGGTGGCACCGCTCAAGGGTCGTTTTGTTGATAGCAATGTCAGCGTCGTTGATTTGAAAAAAGTTAGACGGAATGCATTGATGTGCACCATTTTGCGTGATGACATCGCTAAGAGTGTCTCTGTGTCAGTGAAAGATGCGTCACTGAAATTGTGTTACAGCGATGACATCTATGCCGAGGCGTGTCGTGCTCTTGATGCCTTCCGATTTAGTTCGTTAGTGAGTGTAAACAGCATCAGAGGTAAGTTTCCACAACCGCTGTCTGTGACTGTTGTCGGACAAACAAAAACAGTCACGTCAATAACGACACCTATTGCTGCCGTGTGCGAGGTGCCAGCTTTGCCACCAGTAAGAGTTGCCGAAGTTACCGAAGGCGATCATCCAACGATCGTTGTTAGTGCTGCTGAACCCCGCTTTGGTTCACCAGTGGAGCTGAAAATGAAAGTTGTTGATAGCTCAGTGGACTCTGTTGGTCTCACACAGATTGCTGAAGACGTTGCCAAAAGTATCGAAACACCAAAGTTGGTTGCTGAACCTGGACAAGTGATACGTGTGCCAGTTAGTCCTAAGACACCACCGCCTAAGGCTGAAGTAGTGAATCTGTGGGCTAATCGGTTTGAAGCGAAGCCAACGATAACCAGGAAGAAGCATTTGGCGTTGTCAGTCGCTGCGAGGAAGAACGAAAGTATTGCGCGAGAACTTAAGACAGAAGATATTAGTGGAACCACCACGACTATCTCTGCGGTCCCTTTTTTAGGGTTAGAGAAACGGTTTCACAACCGGCCTACGTGGCGAATCTCCCTATCACAAGGCTCGAAATGTTTCGTCGCTTACGCAACAAACAAAGTTCAAACCGTCAACAGTTTGAAAAGGACGTATGAATGTGTACGAAATCAGATGGCTGGTAACTGGGACGAGTTATGCGATGAGATTAACAAGAGAGTTATCGCCCGTGTTGCTGCGTTGAAAACCAGTCTTGACGAGATTGATGTCATGAAAGTTAAGATTACGCAATTGCGTCAGTGTCGTCGAATGCGCGAAGCGTCGCGACTTGCGCGTGCTTTGAATGTTAAGAGCAATGAGTTCTACGATTTGTATTGCGAGTACTCTGGACATGGAACGATACCAACTGAAGATATTAAGTGCCGATTTAAGTTGTATTATCTCACTGGTGTCAGACATGTTGTCGTGCGAGTTGTTAAAGGTACTGATGCTGGTCGTCGTTATATTGAGATGTGTGAACAAGAAAGGTTACGACGGCAGCGTGCCGACGAAGAAATGTTAGCGAAAATCAAGGCAATGTATCTTGATGGTGTGTTGAAAAGGAAAAGAGTGCGTGACCCTATTGCTGCGCCTAGGTTACGTCATGTGACCTACGAGCGCGATGTGATGGACCACTCGTCGTCGATGATTGTGACTAAGAAGCGGAGTAAACGACGACCGCTTGAACGTAGTTTCTTGTGGCAGCGTACTGCCGAGCAAGAAGCTGACAAAGCATTCACTCTGCAATGTAAGTGGACTTTTGCAAAGAATGTAACGTGCAATGCCGAGCGTAAGGCATTGTTGAAGAAAAACATCGTATCGGGCCGATTTTATTGGCAAAATGTTGTTACACAGCGCTATCACGATGAGAGTGGTAGGAAAATAAGTAGCATCGATGCAAAGTGGTTGAATTTTGCATGTAAGAAAATATGTTGGTGGACTAATGTCACTGCCGTAAGCGTACCAACAGAAGCTGCGGTGAGGAAATTTGCCAGGAGGCAAACAAGTGGCGTTACGCGTGTTATACGTAACTCGCTCGTGAAGTCTTATGTGTTACCACATGCTTGTGGTAAGAACTTAAGTTGGCAGTTACGACACCAAGGGGCCACGCCGACGGCGGTGACAGCTTGGTGTCATCGTGACTTAATGTGCAAGAGAGTACGCGATGGATGTAAGTGTCAATTATGGAAAAGCTTTAAGAAAATAGATAGCGTTATCGTAGGTGGAGAAAACTACAAGTGTGAAAAGGACCACTTAACAGGAAAAGTAACCACAATCAGTAAGTTGAAGCGAGAGTGTGGCACTCCAATTACGCTAGAAGATGGAACACAGATACCATTCCATGCTACTGACGAAGAGGGTAGAGCCGTAATATTGTCATACTTTGAAAGGAAATTGACTTATCATTCGCCGAATACTTGGTATTTCAATAACGTCCTTAAACTGATAGGTGCGTTGTTGCTGGCGATCTTGGTAATGTGTGCAAACTTACCTAATAAGCCAATTGTTAAAAATCTGGCATATTATGAGAAAACTTCCAATAGTATCTACGCCGACAACATGTTGAAAGATTACGCGTATGATAGACACGAAGTTGGCGAATACTTACGCAAAGGAGGACAATGTGAAAACGACCTAAATGAAAAAGGACATGTGATAAATGTTATGAGATACATCAATGGTGACATAAACTACATATGCGATCATGATGTGGGGACGTCGATCGATAATCGAAAGATTGGAAGAAATTTCTCAGACCACGCGTGTTTGTATCCATATACAACTGGCGAATTGATTGTTGTTCAAACATCTTACTGCGAACCTGAAAATACATTACCTGATAGCATTGAAATAGTTACTGGTAAGCATTATATTAAATTGCAAGATTACTTGACAAAATATTGTTGCAAGAATATGAATGGATACATAGACTGTTTTTATGGTCAAATGGACGATTGTTTGGAGATACACCAACTTAGTATTAGAATAGTACGTAACCGACTCGTAAATACTGCGTTTAGTAGCGATAATGACTACATGCTGATGGCGACGGCAAACAATAGGTACAAATGTCTGTTACGATACGACACTGAAGTATGTGTGCGTGCTGACCTCAGTTGTCCTTGCATGGAAGGCTTCAGTGATCGTACGCTTCAGCAAACAGCAGAGAAAGTTTACCGAAGAGCTGGAGCAATTAAATTCATTACGTCACCGTTATGTCATAATTGTGATTTTAGTGATGACAAGTGTTCTAGCAAGTATCCGCCAAGTACAACGGCCTATGGTTGGTGTTTTGGAAGCTTTTGTTTTCAAAATAAAATAAATAATTGCAACCAGAAATTGTTCAATACACCAAGAAGATATGGCAGTTATGATATTAGAGCGATTATCGACCAAGAACAGTGTTGCTGTAACATGGTGTGTCACAAGAAACCTTTGTTCTGTTTGACTACAGTGATGTGGGGAATAAGCGATGACACGGTACAGGATTTGATGACTATCGATAATTCTGGTTGTTTCTTTAACGACACCCATATGACGTATAATATAAGTGGCGTTGTATACGCTTATAGAAAACCTGGAGAACCAAGTGATATCAATTACACGTTTGGTGATTTGTCTACTAACATAAACACTCTAAATAGCTTAGTTGCCGATATTGACAATATGTTAGCTAACAAGCGTTGCACTAATCAGGCTGCCGCTGACACTATGAGGAAAATATTAGTGATCATGAAAAACATTGATCCAGCAGTTAAGGATATTGCACACGTTGAAGACGCGATTGAGCGCTTGTTTCAAGCAAAGAAACTCAATGATGCTTTTATTGAAGAGCTGAGACGATGGCAAGTGGCTTGTTCAGTGTTAGCAAGTAGAATCGCAAGCGAAGCTGCATTTGTTAAAGTACATGTGCAAACGTTGATTGCCAAAGTGACTGTTATTAAGAATCATGTGGCCAATCATTTCAAGGATGATAGTGTCATATATGGAACTACACAAGAGTTGGAAGACTTGTTGAGAGCCCAAAAAGATCAGTTCCAAGAATTAACGAGGATACATGAAACCATACGTGATATAATGTTGTCTGACGTGCAAGCTAGTACTGAGCCATGCCCACCCAAAGTCGTCGATACTTGTACTGCTGGCAGTGATGCAGTAATGTGTGCTGAGTCTAGCTCGTTGTATATACAGCCAAATGTCGGATTTGATTTGTTTTCAAAACAGGTGCATGCGGTGCGCTTCACTGCACAAACAAATGTATCGATGCAGTCAGTGTCAATTTGTAGGACACCATCACGAGTATGTAGTGCAACTGACAATTGTCTCAGTCTACTACAAGTATCTTGCAAGTTTGAAGACATGTTGCAATTTTGCAGCGTTGATAATAAGATCTGTGAAAAGGTGTTGAGTGATTGCAACACTCATGGGTTACTTGGTGTATTCACCAACGGTGTTTACGACGTGAGTGGCGTCAAAGTGAACATGGCAGGTGTGCCTAAAAATCCGTGTATTAGTGGCAAGTTAGCAGTGCATGACAAGAAGAGCATAGAGAGGAAAATAATCATGGTTGAGCCGTTATTTGTTGGTGCAAGTGTGTCTTTGGAGGCTATGTGCATAACTAATGTTGACAACATCTTGATGAATAAGCAAAATTGTTCTGGGAATAATTGTTATGATAAGTTCGGTAGGATAAAGACTAACAAGATCATGAATCATCCTGGGTTATTAATCTTTTATATATGTGTTATGTTTGTTGTGTGGATGGGTGTAAAAGATTATTATGGCCTGTTAGTAGCTATGATAGTTGGATTAATAATGTCTGGTGCTAGCTGGTATGTTATACCGGTGATTGCAACTGAGTGTAATTCGAATGCGGTGATGTATAGTGTGCAGAGTAAACAGATGAAATTCGCTGTTAGTGGCAACGTAATAGTTGGAACATGCTATAAGATAGACAACTTTACTGTATACATAGACTCAATTGAACAAACTTTGGATTATGTGTACAGGGGTACTGTGCCGATGACAATGGCCGTACAGTGTAAGACACAATATGGGTGTCCAGGTGGATTGTCTGATGGAGTGTGTAAACAAAATACTTGGGAGAATAAGCCTAAAGATCAGTACTGTTTTGATGAGTGCCAATCTCAGTTTAGCGGACCATGGGGACAAACTAGTTGTGCAGTCCAAGGACAATTGTATAGACGGATAGACTGTTGTTATAGGTTCGATTTGGACCAAGTAGTCGATGTATTCGAAGGGCCTGCACAACCATCGGTTAAAAGATTGCAACTTTCTGTACACGACGGCAAGGCGGTTACGAAAGCAACGGCTGAGATGGGTATTGATACTGAGTTGTCGGTAGCAACTGTGACCATATCAGATTTAACGATTGGACAAGCGACTTATCCAAAAACGATAGTTTGGCATAACGACCAGGCTTACACTGCATTCGGCGTGTTAGACTTGTCAAATGTGTGTGTGAATACTGATGAGGCTAAGATGTGGATGATGGAAGACGAAAGTTGTTACCAATTTGAGTTTACGATGACAGGCCAGACATGGAAGTACAAGCTTAGGCAAGAACATGCATCAGCCTGGTTTAAGAAAAACAATGATATCTTACAGAATGCCAAGGCTGCTTTTGGTGATAAGCTTCAGATAGAAAAAATTGCACGAAAGATGCATGTTGTCCAACATTTGGAAGCTGCTAGAGTCACGATACTTGGAACGAGTAAGTTTGAATATGAAGAGTCAAGCTTGTGTGATTTCAAAGCAGCCAGCGTCAAAACTAGTGTAACCGGTGCTGATGGATACTTCCAAGTTAGTAGAGTTGAGGTAGCCGGTAAAGTGCGAACACACTGTGGCGGATTTATTGATGTAACACCTTGCGAGGTTGTTGGTCCAAGCTATCGCGAATTTGATACGACATTCAGGATTGAGATTCAAGTGCAGTGTGGTTTTCGAATTGCTGACAAGCTTTGCTTGATCGGGTCACAAAAGGATTGCATTAGCGTAACAGGGTTGTCACGAAGTTTCAATTATGATGCAGCTCATCTGTATCATCGGTACATCGTGCCTAACGTCGATAAGGTGAGTTGGGTTTGGGATAATGTCAAGGCGTTTTTCGACCGTTTTGGAGGTGTAGGTGAGTGGATAACCAACTTTTTTGGAGGAATCTGGAAGTCTGTACTGGGAACAGCAGTTGTGGCAATATTTGTGCTAATAGCTATACTACAATTTGCGAACGGTAGTACGATGATGGCTTTAGTATTTATGCTATTAGCAGTTGTGAGCGCAAGCGCCACTTATGTAATGGCTGAGCCACAGGAAAACAATCAAGTTGATCCGTTACCAATTGATGACTTCGCTCTAATGTTTGCGTATGCGTTGCGCGTGATTGAACGACAAGCACGTGGTATACTGTGGTTGCTGAGTTTCTCAAGAACCTTTTTAACATTCATGAGTGCCTGGTTGAGTTACAGTGTGGCACTATATCTCTTGTTGCCATTTATATGCAGCACGTTTGAACTGCTGATAGCTTTATTTTTTGCTGAAGTTATTGCTAGAATGATCAGGTATCCATACGTATACGTGTATAAGTTCTGGTATAGTTATCGATACGGTATAGAGCTTAATTTTGAAGTCGATACTGACATCGTCGGTGGGTTTTTGGATCGCGTTTGGTGGAGGTTAGACATGAAGTTGGCAACACCGCATAAGATGAAACCATATTTTGATAGGATCCCAAGAATGTTAGGAGGACAATGGAAGAACAACAATTGGGATTTGATTAGTAGGCTATGCAGTTGCTTATACACGTGTATCACGTTGTTTACAAATGTACTGGTATTTACGCATAGTTACTGGTGGTTGATTGCTAACTTTCACTGGTATGTGTTGTTATTGCGAATAGTGAGAAAGAAGATAATGCATGCAAGGGAGCCTAAAAACGTCGTTGTGTGTAAGTTGTTGGAATCTCACTTATACAAAGAAAAACACTGGACATTGACATCATATGAGTATGAACGAGGTACTGCAATTACAAAAGAGGCCGTTCAAAAATTCTTGCAAGATCGCACTGAAGTTACAAATGGAACGGTGTGGGTGAATGGAGATAAGCATTTCTGTTACTACCAAATGTGGGACGGTGTGCTTGTACTACCGATGCATTGTGTAGCAGTTGAGTGTTTAGAACTACCACACACACTGTTAGATGATGGGATACTGCTTGGAGGAAATACAACAACTAGATTACGTGTGTTGAAGAAAATACTTAACTCTGAAAGTGGAGTAATTGATAGAACTTACTTTGTTAAATCAAGGGGCAGAGATGCTGGAACTAGTTGTTGGAAGATCGATTGTTGGAAGAAAGGCACATCCGGGCTGTGGATTTCACAAGGAAGAATTAACCACTGGCATAGGTACGTCGTCAATGACATGGTTAGTTACAACGTACCCGACGGCGATGATGTACGGTATATCAAAATTAAGTTGCTAAATGATCCACCAAAGGAAGAACAACGCCGTGGAAGGGATCCCAGCAGGCGAGGACGTGGAAGGGGCAGGAGTCAATCAACACCAAGGGACCCTGCTGTGATCGCTGAGCGTATCCAAAGATCACGCAGTGTTTATCTGCATAAGTACAAGGAAGGTGAGCAAGAAAAAACTGTGTCAATGCGACAGGGAGCTAGGTTTATGCCTGATAATGAATGTTTCGAGAAGGCTCCTACTGATTTTAAACTGTTAAACTCAAAAAGGAAAGAGATGAAGAGTGGTGGTGCTCTAAGGGCGTATCAGAGAACAAACATCCAGAAAAAAGCTATGTATGAGAAGAGCGTGACAGTGCCAGCAGTTGACGCTATTTTACTTGACGCCATCAAAGCAGCTGTTGGTGAAACTGCAAAGGTTTATTACGACGAAAAGTGGGACAACGAAACATACTTGGCACAGAATTTGCGACGATTAACACCAGCACGTGAGGCAGCGACCAAAGAGGCTATAGCCGAGCGACTCAGTGTAACTGCCTTTGTACCAAGTAACACGAAGTTATTGGCAATTGCATTAGGCAAGGCTAGGTTAGCAAAAACACAATTGCTGAGCAAACGAATTAAGTTGGCGAAGCAATATGAAAATGAAGGTAAGACCTTAGAACAACTTTTTAAAGATCATCCTGAGCTTAAGAAAGATGTCAAAATTGGCACTAACATACCAACCAAACAGCAATGGGCACCCGTGGCTGGAAACAAGATGATGATGTACAGCACGCGTGGCAAACCATACACTGTACCCATGAAGGTTAATGTGTCATTGGTTAAAGGGTCAGTTGCCGATAAGATGAATGCGCAGGCTTTTACTCAGCGTACTGTTAGTGAAATAAGAGAGTATGCAGCACAACAGGCGTTATATGCCGAAAACCCTACGGCTTATGCTGTCGTTTCAGAGATGAGTAGCGGTATGCCTCCAGTTCCAACGAGAGGCAGAGGCGGTAGAGGAAAAAAGAATAACTCACAAAGCTTGAGAGATCTAGCTGACAAGTTGAAAAGTGAGTCGAAGCTGAATTTGGCTGCCGATGTCGCTGCAGGCGCGGCCAATGCATTGGCCAACGCTGGTGTAGAGGGTGATACGATGCTGCTCGCAAGTGTGGCGAACACTGGTTCGAAGCGCGGTATAACGCCGTTAAGAGGAAGAGGACGTGGATCGAGTAGCTTAAATGAGCTTAGAAAAACAATGTCGAACATAAACATTAGTAGTACTCGGCTTAGTGCAACTGCTGATCAGATCGTCGCCAGGAAACAAGGCGCAGATCTTAAAAGTAGTGAGGACGGTGTTGACGTCGAAGAACAAAATAAGTTGAATGAGAGTGTCACGGAGTCCATCGAAGAAAACCAAGAGACTTGGTTCTTTGGAAATGACCTTGGTAGTGCTGAAGAAGTACGAAGTTATTGGCAAAAAACTCTTCGCAGCATTCTTAATACGTTCAACGCTGAGGATGCACGACAGGAATATAATCGCCATCTATTTAGGGACCTTGCGAATTGCGTTAAGAGAAATCAGCGATGTAGTAGCCTGGAAGGTTATTCTAAGTTTCATGATAGCTTGCGTGAAGCAAATAAGGGACATATTTACGATGTGATAACGCCGATCGAAGATCCGAAGGTCGTACCCAACGTACTGTTTAATACCAGTTCTGTGGCTTTGTTTTCCTGCTATGTAGGAAAGGAAATTGAGTTACAAGTTGCACTCAGAAACCTGTCAGAGCGTTGTCTTGAAAAAGGTGTATGGACGCCAGCTAACGTGGCATGGCTCGTACGTTGTGTGTACGGTGCTAATATAATGACAATGTTAAACTGTGATGACAATGATAGTATACAGTTTGTAGCAAGTATGTTGTATACTGAATTGTTACAGCGTGACGAATGGAGTACAACAAACATACCGACGTCACTCAAGGAAGAGACTGGTGCAGTCGACCTACGTGACGAATATCAAACACCAAACGTAGGCATCATAGGGTGGGCCACCGATTTTGATAGTATAAATGATCTATTCTGGGACTACTACATGGAAAGCTTGGCCAACATTGACGATGTTGCCTACTCGAAGTTTGTTGAGTATAAAGAGAGCTGCGGCCAAAATGTTCCACAGACACCAGTTCCATTGCAAGGAGAACATCCAGAGGTTCAGGACGATGAGCATGTTGAAGAAGTGACTGATGATGTGAGAGTTGATAGATGGGTTAAACAACTGCGCCAAATTTTTGGGCAGGAAGTGTCAGCGTCTATGAATGAAGTACAAATTATTGATGCCGCACCAAACGTCGAACCACTCGACGGAAATGATGTCATGGAGGGTGCAGAATTGAGTGGTGACCATTCTATCACGTATGGGCGGCTAAGTTATTGGAATATCAAGTGTGGTTGGTGTTTTATCACGAACCAAAACGTCTATACTTGTTGGCATTGTACACGTGGAAATAACATTAGGATGTGTGAAGTACAAGAAGACACAATGCCAGACGAAGAAGCACCTAAGCAAAAATTGCCTCCTGGGCATTCACTTGTAAAGTATCATAAGTTCACTATGAATGAAAGTAACGAAGAGGAGGATTATTGTATGATGAGAAGTGTGCCGTTAGACACACCATCAACTGACGAGCTATATGCTGTAGTGAATCCTGAACACAACCAATATGTGTTATTGCATTGTTTGTCTACCGATAGCAAATATGGTGAATGGAGTGGTAGGGCAAACTTCTTCAAGGTCATATATTACGACGGAACAACTTTTACAAACACTAATCGAGCTAGATTGCAAGGTTGGTCAGGTTTGCCTATCGTTGAATTGTCAACGGGGAGAGTCTGTGGACAGTGGGGCATAACAGTGTCACTTGAAGAACATGGAAAGCTGCAGTTAAGATCCATCAGTAGTTGCCAGAAAATGACACAGTGGAAAAGTTTCTTCACTGAGGCTTGTGAGAATATCTGTAATGTAGAAAGGACGTTACCGGAAGGGAAAGTCGGTTGGTTAGTCAGCGGTTCAACTGGAAGTGGTAAGAGTTCAACTTTACCATTTATGATTCTAGATTGGCATATGGACAGGAAACAACCAGTTGACATACGTGTTGTTATGCCGAAGGTTATTGCTGTAAAGCAAATATTTAAGGATGTCACAAAGAGGTTTATGAGCATGCCAAAATATGAAAATAAAGTTATGCTGACGTACATACATGGTGCAGTTGCCGGCGAACCCAAGACTGCAACCATTGGTGCAAAGAGCAGTACGTATCGTATAACATACATGACAGCAGGATACTTCGTGAAGAAGTTTGCAAGTGAAACCAATGGCATAGTCATAATTGATGAAATACATGAGAGAAACAACAATGATGTTGTGCAGGTACACGATTATGCTGCCACTGGACTTATTGAAGCGAAAACTATCGTCGCAATGACAGCAACGCCGCAAATGATGGATGAGTGGGCACCAGCATGTCCGCAGATTGAAATACCGAGAAGGTTTGCTGTGAATGTTATAACAGCAGAGAGATGTCCACAGGGTGATGCCGACCATGTGATTATGTCGTATGACGGAAAGACAGACAAAGGCAATGCGTTTAAAATCCAGAAAGCATTGTTGTATAATGGAAAAACTCTTGTGTTTGTACCGACGATAAGAAATACTGGCGATTGTGCCAAATTGATTTTGTCACAGACTAAAGAGTTCAAAGTGATAACTGCTTACTCAGGTAACACAAATGAGGACTTAATTGAAAGTTCTGAGCAGTGCATAGTCGTATGTACTGACGTATTTGAATCCTCGGTCACTATAAGAGGAGTTACGTGTGTGATTGACTTTGGACTTAAGAACTGTCCAGTTTCGACCCTACAGGTAAATCATGGTAGGCAAAATGTTGAATACTCTAGAAAATATTCTATTGAGCCGATTGGAATGGCTAGTAGTCTACAACGTAGAGGAAGAACAGGTAGAAATTGTGATGGAACTTATGTAAAGTGTTTCACGGAAAGTGAGCAACTATACGAAAAGTGGCCGTCAACTGCATGCATAGAAGCAGCTTTTAACAGTTTATCTGTATTAGAGCAGATGCCTGCTAGGAAAAGAACAGAATATTACGGAAAGCAAACACCAGTTAGTAGAAATACAGATATGTTGAGTTATACGTCCCTTAACCTGTTGAGAGCTGACATGTGCACGCATTGGGATAAAAAATATGAAATTGCTGCTAGATGTAACGGCGATAGGGTTGGAATATACTTAACAGCGGCTATTCCCACTGCTATGATGGTATGTGCTGCGACGGAAAAAGATCCAAAGAAGGCCGTATATGCTGTATTTTCTGATAATGCAACTATGAAGGCTTTTCGAGACTCAAAGTTTTGGCAAGAGGTCGAGGAGTTACAAGAAATGCATAACATAAATAATCGTTATGGCTTTATGATTGATAGTAAAGACTTTGAGACGAATCTTGACAGTAGAGAGATCGACACATCATTGTATTATTTAAACAATTACAACATTAAGCACTTTGAAAGCCAAGTGAGAAAACAGGTCTCACTTGACAGTGATGCGTTCAGCTGGATTTGTGGTGGTACTACACTAGCCGCTATTGGCGCAATGGCATACGGATTTGCGAACTTTACGGTGTTCAACTACGCTGATCGAACAATTCAGAGGGCATGGCGCGTAAACAAAGGTGCATTTGATAGATTGTTGAAGAATATGCAACAGCTGACACCTGAGGACATAATCAAAGATAATGAGTTTTGGCGCGCGTGGTACAAGTTTAAAAGTTATGTACTTCAGACATGGCGTAGCATTAAAAAGTACATACTTGGTGAAGATAGTGATGGGAGTCGTGCGAAAACGGTACATGAAATGGACCGCGTCGTTAGAGACTCAGATTCAATTTTTTGGCAACGCGTCATGACTATGTTCGAAACTGGCAATCAAGCTGTCGATGCAGGCCTTGAGTGGTTAGCGAGATTTAGAGGTGAAGATCTAGCTTCCTGTGGAGTGGTTACCATGCTGATTGGAAATTTCGAGTCGATAACGAGTGTAATAGGGTCTTTCCCAGCGGTGACGGCAATTGTCGGTATCAGCGCTATAGTTGGAGCTGTGTCTGTACCATTGTGGTTAACAGGAGCAGTGGCTGGGGCCACTCTCGGCATACTTAAAGAGTGTGTACAGAGTCGAAATGCCAATACAAACCCACTGAATCGTGGATCTGTTATTGAAGGAGGTAAATTAGCGGTTAACATTTTTGTGCCTGTGGCATACTCTAGCGTGGGGATGCTAATTGGACGTTATTGTGCTGGATCCTATGTAACGGCTGCTGCCACCGCATCAGTTTTTGCTGGAACAGGAAAGTTAAATGACGCTTTTGGAATGATGACTGGTATTGGAACAACATCTAGAACTATGTCCGGTTTCATGCTCGTTAAAAGCATTTACCAATGTGTGAGAGTAATAATGAAATACGAACAAAGCGGTATTGACATGGGAGAGCTGTTAGTACACGTTGCGTCTATAGCTTACTCAGCTTGGCAGGCGTTCACGTGTATGGGTCCAATAGCTTGTGGTGCTTCATTAGCTGTTGGAGGACTTGTATTTGCTGTGTACTATGGTTGGCGTGAACAATGGCATAGTACGCTTGTTTCAGCGTCTAATGCACGAAATAAAGAAATAGCGGAGCGTGTATGTGAATTGCAGTGGTCTGACATCTGGCGAGTTTTTGACGGGTTAGTTATGACGATTGGGTGTTGGACAAATCCTGCATCTATTATATCAGTTGTGATGAACATGGTTGTGACATTATTTGGACTTGAGGCCATGGGGAGTCAACAGAAAATTGACGAGATTCTCCTTAGCGGTGTGGCATGGTCGGGTGTCGCACCACTATTCGGTATAATTGGTGCCACATCTAGGTTTTTTATTAAACTGGCAAATCGAAGTGAGCGTGGAGAGAGGCGTGACAGTGACGACCAACCGTGGCACAAACGTATATGGGATGACGTGTTGGAGTTTTTAAGAACTATACAAAGTTGGGTTAGTAGTGGCTTTTCAGCTGTCAAAAACTGGCTGATGTCATTTGAGTGCCTGAACGATTTTATCACCAACAGCGGTTGGTTCTCGGGCAACATTGAGGCTAAAGACTTGGCTAACAACTTAAGTCCAAAGCAGCGGAAAGAGGAGGTTGTACAAACACTAATTGATGTCAATATTGTAGAAGATTTGGGGAAAGATGAGCCTGGGTTTACTCTACAGGCTATGACACAACTTCCAGCCTGCACTGATGATGTGTGGGGTATGTACACTAGCGTCACTAGTGAAGCAGCAGCAAAAAACAATGTTGGTATGATGTTGAAAGATCCACGCAGATACAGCGAGACTAGTGAGTTGTACCCAGTTAAGCACAGGTGGGGTACAAAGCGTCGTCTTGAGTTTCTTGTGATGGAATCTCAACGTGATCCAAATAAGAAGGTTGATTTAAGAAACTATGGGAACATGGCAACGTTGTTCACTGAAAAATGTGAAAAATCTATTAAAGAAAATGGACGTTATCTGAAACGATACAAGGTTGAGACGCCGCATGATAACGCACCGAATTTAAAAGATGCCGTTTATCTAGTACATGAAGGTACTGAATATAGAGGCCCAAATGCATACTCACCTGATGGTAAGTATATCAACCCTGCGAACATGAGGATAGGTGTTGAGCATACTATATGTGTGATACCGAACTCAATGTCGACTGGTGTATGTTATGTATTTAGGAAGAACGGCGGTTTCTCATGTAAGTTCCGCGTTGCCATTGACTGTGAACATAGTCGAACTAAACAAGCTCTACAGCAAACAGCGGATGTTAAATTTGGAGAATGTTGTAAGAACTACAGACTGTGGCTGTATCTTTACCAAGATACACCTGAGAGCATCAGTAAGAATTCGAGGACAATGGGATATATAGACATCAAAGTGAACACTGGTAAGTGTTGTCTGAAAGACTATTTTTCAGAGGTTGTTGAGATGGGTCACGATGGTTTGGTGGATTGCCACATGCGTGTACATCTCGAGCCACCGACGCGCTTAACTTGGCCATATGTAATGCAGGAAATGTTTGAGCAGCTTGCAATCAACTTGAGTATAGTGCCTGAATACGTTATAGACACCGGTGAGGATAATGTTTATGAAGTACAATTCGCCGATAAGTCTAAGATATACGTGTATTTTTATAAAGATAGTGAAGCAGCAGTACGCATGGAGTGGATTAAAACAACGTTCACTTGTAGCGGTTTATCGATGATCGACTACTTCATGTTTCGTTGGCTAATGTTTAGAAACACTAGTGCAAATAAAATAAGCAATGTCTATTTCGATTCTGATGGAGGTGGCAAGACAACTCAAGTTGTCAACACTATAATGACGTGGTTAGCGCAACAACCTGATAATTTCAAATTGTGGGGTAAAGAGATGAAAAAAGGCATCTACTTAAGCGCCGGTGATATATGGGAGGCAATTAAAAAATGTTTTGCTGACATTATTAAATATACCAAAGACATGGTTAAAAACATGGCAGAAAACGTCGGCAATTTCTTCGCCGATACCATCTGGAGGAATTTCATGGAAAAGTTACCCAAAATGTTGCGATTTGGCTTTGACAACACGGCGACTGAAAAGGAAATGAATTTATTAGTGGAGTACCTGCCTGAGAATAATGTCGAGGTGTTCAAACCTGCATTCAACAAAGTTGCACGTATGCGATCGTTGAACGCAATAATACAACTTAGGAATTACGAAGTGCCGCCAGCCATAATGGATTGTTTCCATTGTGCTTTGGAGATGCAACATATGGGTATAACACAACTTGTGAGTGATGCCGAGCGTCTGAAGCAAGTGCTAGATGGTATGAACAAATTTGTCAAGGAACGTGGGTGTAAGATCGTTGAAACTTTTGAGACAAGAATCCCAGCAATGTTTTGGACAGTTAGTATCACTGACTTACAGAAAATGTTGTCGTTCATTGGCACAGCAACGAGAGAAGAAAACAATGTCATCGTCAAAAATGCTTTGTTTACGCTCAAAGCTACTGTTTATAGCAGCAGAGAGTCCGTGATGTATGTAGTTGATGGAGAGACTAAGCTCGGTACGAAAATGAGCGGTGTCGTATACATATGGAACGATTATAAAAACAACAATGGCATCACTAAGATGCGAGTTTATATTTGCACGCCGAATGATGAAGAACTACGGAAGTTGATCATTAAAATGTTTAGTGATGAGGGATTGACAGCCAACTTGTTTCAACATGTTGAAGAACACGAGCCTGAAAACTTTACGGTCGAAGAGATGGAGGAATTGTGTGCTGGAGTACAGCCTACATTTTTGGCTGCATTTAATGAACTTGATTCAACTTGTAGGAATACCGAAGCCCAGCCGTCTATACTGTTTTGCCATGTTATTGACTTCATGTCAAAAAAATTTGGAAAGATTGACAATGTAGCTGTAGCAAATGATGGAAGGCAGGCAGTTCTATATTGGATGCTGGACTATTGGCGCGAAAAATACGGATATGTTAGTTGGGAAACAGCCAACATGTTGTCGAGATACCTTGTCGTACAAGACATGAGTGGTAAATTGATCAAATCTGGAGAAAAATGGATCGACATGTTACTGCAGACAATGCATGACCTTAAGAATGTTGACTTGATAAGATCAGAATGGTTCAACATACACAGCTCGCCTAAGAACTGTAGTTATTGGTTTAGTCAAATTATGTGGGTTGAAGAACCATTGAGTATGGTACTAGTTGATAAGTGGTATAAAGCCGAACATCTGTTGGAACCAGGGGTCACTACCACAGCTAGATTGTCAGTGCCTGACATGTACAACCTGGTGAGGAAAAGTCTGATCGCGTATGGTATGAAAATAAACATGCGTGACATCAAGGGACAAATGACGCAGCTAATAATGTTGGCTATAAAACTTGGCACGAATTTGAAAGTGTACAGAGGCAATGAGTATGCTGTATCGCCGAATATGTCACATGGTTGTATAAACTGTTGTTTGCACGCCAAGATCGATTTTGTTGGTTTTGATTGTGAGTTCGATCTTAGATTGTGCTCTAGACACACGTTAATAATGGCTATAGACCTGAAAGCAGGAGGTAGTTTTGCGAAACGTGATACCAAGTTTGAACTATTGCCTAACCCAGATAAATTGGATATATCTGGAATACGATGTGAGGTACAAGAGTCTGTCAACCCAAATGTTGGGGTTTGCCAATATGATCAATTGTACAGTTTTGGCGTGATACCACCAAGTAGCACGGAAGTAAATAAAGTTATGGTTGAAAATGAGACTTTAGTCAAGTTACTCAAGAGGTCGAATGATACAACATTGATGTTTACCGAATTCAGTCAAAAAGGGAAAGACATATTGAAAAACCTGATAGATAACAAGGCAATACTTGATTATGTACCTTTTGTTAAACCACAAAAAGATGAGGCGTGTTATTTGACCGCATTGACGCATTTAGTGGCAAAAGACTATTCGATGTGGTACAATGAAAATGATGCTACACGGATATGGTCTTTTATTAAGACAAGGCCAAGTGTATTTGATGTTAAGGGTCAGGAAAAACCTCAGATTAGTTGGTGTGACATGGTTTCTTACTACCGGAAAATAATGATAACGAAGAAGTTTACGAAATTTGAAGAGGCTTTAACACCGCAAAATTTTTGGAAATTTTGGGCTGCTTTTAACACGACATATATCAAGAACGCGCAGATAGCGATGATGGCGACTCGGTTTTACTTCAAGAAGTACAAGTTCCCGGAAACACCTGTGAAAGAGGCTAATAAGCGCGACAAATTAGCGAAAGCACCGCCAGGGCCAAAAAGCTTGGCAAAAAGAATGTATGGTGTGCTCGACTTCTTTAAGTGGAATGTAGGGCCTGAATTTGACCAGGAAAGTAGGAAAACCACTTTAAGTAGTGATGACGAGGACGACGATAATGATGACGAGCAGTCTAAGTTACCAGAGGTTGAAGAACCTAAAAAAGAAAGTCCCGCGACACAACTTAATGAAGCTGGTGAGAAACTAGCGCAAGTGGAACAGAAAGAAAAAGAACTGCCATCACAGATAGCACACGACATGGAACGTGCACTGTCACCGGCTCATGAGCCTGATGTGGAAAGTTCGGAGTCAGAAGAACCTGAAGTTGAACATTTAGAAGTGATTAGAGACGCGGAGCATGAACGCGAACTTCTTGGGTTGAATAAGTCGGAAAGCGAACGCAGTACTAAGAAAGTAACTTACGGACAAGATGATTATATCGAGTATACTCCGGAATCCTCCGATGATGAGGAGTATAACACTGAGTTGGTTTTTGAAAAACCGCCTCATAGTACTGATGATGAAGAGGCATCAGAAAGTGAGCAGGTCGTTAAAGCCGTAAGTAAAGACTCTGATGATTTTTGGACAGCTGTTATCGACGGCATAAAGAGTATAGGGAAAAAGAGAGAAAGTGGCCTTATTAAGATCAGTCGCGAACCACTGATTAAAGTAATAGCCGATGCCACGACTGTATGGAATCAAAGGCAGAAAATGCCAGACCATTCATACATACAATATGTAAAGAAAGGAAAGATTGTGACGGCACCGATCATGAAAAAGCGTGTTGACGACGGTACAGTACCTATTTGGCAGATTGATCACACCAAGTTGTTCGACGGAATCGGCATTAAAGGACCATCAAAACGCGAGTTCGACGAAAATTACGCAGAAGAAGCTGGTGATGAAGACTACTATCTTGCTGAAGAACCGGTTGATAAATTCTATGACTCTGCTGAATTTGAGGACGGTTTTAATGAAGATTGGTGTGCCGGTTTCGTAGAGTGTTATCTGAGGCCGGTGGCATTCAGACCGTTCCACGCAACGAGTGTGGCAAGATACGCGCATTGTGAAACAATGGGTGATATTGAAAACATCATGCGCGAAATTGGTAAAATACCAAGCAGAGACTGGGTACATGTTGGAGACATAGGTAGAGTCAAATTACCTTCTCGAGAGGATTTAGAACTTAGTGAAGTAGCCTCAAAAGGTTTCTACAAAGCTTACCAACTAGATTGTGGATTAAAAGCCTTCCGAGATGCCCATACTGTGTGGGATTTGTCTTGTGGATACGGAGGTTTTGCGCACTATTTTTCGTACAAATACGGAAATGAATCAAGATCGTACATCATGTCAACGATGTTGAAGAAGGGACATAGAGCGCCAGAAATGGATATGGTAATACAACATTGTGTTAAGGCAAGAGTGCAGTTGTTGCAGCAAAGAGGATGGGGTGATTTAAGAATGGATCATGTAATAAAAACGTGGGGAGCAGTCGAAGAGAAACCGTCGTTAATAATATTCGACGCTGGTGAAAGCTCTCAGAACGTAAACAAAGAGCATAGATGGTTAACCAACGCTGTTAAAGAAAATACCGCGCAATCGACATCTTATGTTGACGCACTGTGTAAGATCAAGAAACAATTGCAAAGTGGTGGAAACATGCTCGTCAAGATGATGGGTTGGGGAATTCATACTGAAGCTATAGTGAGAAAACTAGCAGAAGGCTTCAAAAACCTATATGCGTATAAGGTACCTAGTAGCAAACTATTTTCGAGAGAATGGTACTTATACATGACTAAGTATGTAACCGACGGCCAAGTGCCACTGCTTAGGATCAAGATATTTACCGACTCTGTCAAGAGCGCTATATATCACTCATTAAGTGAGGGAGTTAAGTTGTACCGCATATGGAAAAAGACTGGTAGATGCCGGGTTCTAAGTTGGGCATGGCCGCAGCCAAAACATGATGCAATTGCGTACACCAGGAGCTCGGGTATTGAAGAAGAACCACTTGATAGCATAGTATTCGAAGGAATTGAGTTTAAGCCAAACATCAGGAAGAGACTTGAAAAAGTCAAGAAAAAACTCAAGTTTGGTCACGTACATGACAAAGATAGTTATATTGCCAGATCAGTGAAAACACCACACAACATGCGTTTTTTTGACCCTGTTGGAAAATATGATCATCTCCACAACTTGTGTAGCTTCAACAAGTCTATGAAGCCGAGTGGTGAAAGACACACGGTCAACAAACACATTGGAACAATGTTGTTTAAAACGGTCGGTTGGACACCTGCAACGTCAGTAATTGGACATACCCAAAGTACGAGAGAACATCTTGAAGGAGCTGTTAAAAAACGATTGGATGTACCTACCAAAGCGCCGACAAAAACAATGCGGTACGCCTTAATGCGCGCCCTTAAACATGTGATAACCCCTGAAGGTCAAAAAATCTTAGGTCAATTGTCGCCATATACGTTTGAGGAAGTGAAGCCTTATTTGAACAAGCAAGGTTCAGCAGGAATCGGAGAAAGATGGGGGAAAATACATCAATTCCTTGAAGACCCTGACGCAGAGCTTTTTGTGCAGGACTACTTTAACAGGTTAAAGCGAGGTGAGGATATGGAAGTGTATATTTCCGTGCGAGAGAAGCGTGAGCCTAAACCTCGAAAGGATGTATCAGACGACGGTACGTTAGAGTATATACCTCAATCACTGTGTGGAAAACGACGTGATTTAAGATCAATGGCGTATAAGAAAATGCAGCTACAAAAACCTGTCGCCACGAAAGAAAATTTGTACGACGGTGCTTGTATGTTACCACGATGGATCCAATTTGCAGATGTCATATCACGCATCGTCGATGTCATGATATTTGGACCACTCATCTATTACCATTCGGAAGTGTCGAAAGTGTATTATGGATCCATAACTGGTGTACCAGCGTGGAACATGGGCGCCGTCATACGTGCAATTTACGACTTCGACAATGTGGAAGGAGAACGTGAGATCGTTGATGGCTGGAATGAACACACGGGCATATACGTGCAACGGTTTGAAGGAAATGTTGTCGACAACCCACCGGTTGAAACGAATTGGTTGCGTAAACTGCTAAGTAATCCGGAAAAGATTAAGAGAACAATTAGCAGTTCAACAAATAGAACATACGTAACGTGTGGTGATTTTAGCGGTTGGGATACAACAGTAACCGTATTTGACTATTGTCTTATAAACAAGTTTGTCAAACAGTTTTACGAAAAACGTTGGCATAGTATGATTGATAATCGATTCAGACATGTCATGTACCCGATCTGTGTTACTGAATGGGGCGACATTTTTTGTAGAGAGGGTCAAGTGTCATCTGGTGATGTGTTAACGTCTTTTGGGAATACCTTGTTGAATATATTGCATCACATGGTGGCATCGGCTAAGACGACTGGTAGGACGATTGAGGAAGTATCAAAACCTGTTGGTAGAATATACTACCCAGTCGATATAAACATACATGGTAAACGTGATGTCGGCGAGCTCGAGAGCTTAGCTAGCATGTGGCAAAAAGAAAAGTATTTAACGACTTCCTTAGGTGCTGATGGAATGGATATGACTGTAAAGGAACAAAATGGTGACAGCATCATTAACTTTAAGTACCATAAGTACAAGTTGTTAGAGAGTTACCCTGATGACGTGAAAGCAATCATCAAGCAAACAGGTCGATTTTTGAAAGTTGTTTACGTATTGAAAAGAACGGACATCGCCGACGGTGATGATAACCTGCATTTTGGTAGTCTACAAGAGATGTCTTTGTTGCGTGACAATGGACCTGAAGTTATGGCTCTTAGTGGTAAAGTTATAAGATCTGAAAAATCGAGTGGGTATGCACTGGTCAACAAATTCGCCGATGTAAATTTTTGCAGCCACTCTTTTTATCGAACTTTCTTTGGTGTGGGCGCGTCCACCCAAATCAATTCAGATAGTCGATTGTATTATAAGCAAGAAGGAGCAATTAAGCCTAGTGAGCTAAGAGATTATTGCAAACTTTATGGGTTTACCATCAAGTACATGCCGACACGACCCATAGTGGAGATAATTGGTAAGTTGGGTTGTACCCTTAAAACTAATACTTACCACAATGGCATCGAAGATCCAGTAGTTGCCGCGATAACGAGAGGTAAAGTATTATGTTGCCTCTTACAATACTTACATATTCGATATGTAAGAATGATTTGCGTCGCTTTACTCTGTACATTAGGAGTTGGAGCAATTGACACAACACAATATGAAAAACGATTTGGGACAAAAATCGATTTCAACCTGGATCCAATAGTGATAATATCTAAGCTATTTGGAATAGAGGACATGTCTCAGATCAGTGCAATGCCTGATAACTGGGAGAAACAACAGGTCACTAGTCTGGCCTACAATACATGGCTACTCGGTTATGAAACACCACCTGACAGCCGAGCTTTAAGCCATCGGATTATCCACTATTTACGTGGGTATGAGAGTATTCATTGGAAGTTACTCTCCTGGGAGCCTAGCTTTCGGCGCTTTTTGTAGAAGCTCTTCCTCTCTTTATGCTTAGAGGCAAAATAAAGCAAACAAACACCTCAGTTATGTGTTTTAAAACTAACTGTTAGCGTTATGCTTCGCTTGAAAAGCAGCTCTTAGGAGCAATAAGAACATTATTAAATTAATGAAGAGAGTACATACGAAACAAGTATGTAACTAACAAGTATACTCTCTGCTTTTTTTTAAGAGTCTTCTGTGAACTGTAAAGTCACAGATAGCCTCGAGAGAATTAGTTGAGAGAAATATACCAC